CATGAATAAATTTTATACAAATATTCACCCTCATAAGGGTCAACTGCTGGTACGTGGATACGAGAACGGTGAACGCGTACAGCATAAAGTAGATTTTAAACCTTACCTCTTCATTAATTCCCGAACCGGGAATACCAAGTATAGGACTCTTCAAGGCAAGCCAGTAGATAAGCTGCCATTCGATTCTATCCCGGATGCTCGTGAGTTTGTAGCGAAGTATAGTGGCGTAGGAGGTATTGAATTCTACGGCATTACGCAATTTCAGTATCTTTATATTCACGAAGAATACCCTCAAGTGATTGAATATGATCGCGATTTAGTAAGGGTGGTTAATATTGATATCGAGGTCGCGGCAGATGAAGGCTTCCCGTCTATTGATAGAGCTGACAAACCGATCACTGCTATTACGATGAAGCATAAAAAGACTTCGTATGTCTTTGGTTGTGGTGACTTTGAGAATCACGATGAGAACGTTCAGTATATCAAGTGTGATAGTGAAGCTAATCTCATCATGAAATTCGTTGATGTATGGCGAGCGATTGATCCAGATATTGTCACTGGATGGAACATCGAGTTCTTTGATATTCCGTATATTGTTAACCGTACTCGTAACGTATGCGGTGAGTCGTTTGCTAAGAAGTTGTCGCCTTGGGAAATCTTAAACGAGCGGCAGGTAACTATTGCCGGCCGTGAATATACTGTATATGATCCTATAGGGCTAAATGCTCTCGATTATATGCAACTGTATCGCAAATTTACTTTTGTCATGCAGGAGTCGTATCGCTTAGATCATATTGCTCATGTAGAGCTGGGTGAACGTAAATTAGACTATTCAGAGTTTGATTCATTACTGCAACTCTATAAAGAAGACTATCAAAAGTTTATTGAATATAATATCAAGGACGTTGAACTAGTAGAGCGCCTTGAAGATAAGTTGAAGCTTATCGACCAAGTTTTGGCGATTGCGTATGATGGTAAGGTTAACTATCAAGATACGTTCACGTCAGTCCGAATGTGGGATATCATTATCCATAACTATCTCCTCTCACATGGTATTGTTATCCCACAACTTAACGTGCGGGAGAAAGAGCGTCAAGCAGAAGGTGCATACGTGAAAGACCCTCAAGTAGGGCTACATCATTGGGTAGTATCTTTTGACTTGAACTCTCTCTACCCGCATCTTATTATGCAGTATAATATCTCCCCTGAGACGTTTGTACGTAATATTGGCAAGCATGCTACTATTGATGATATACTAAACGGAGCATGGGCAGCTGATGATGTAAAGCAGATTCTCGAGGATGAGAATTGTACTATCGCGGCTACTGGAGGTATGTTTACCAAGGACTTTCAAGGCTTCCTTCCTAAGTTAATGCAGAAGATGTATAACGACCGGGTATGGTGGAAAGAAGAGATGATTAAGGCTAAGAAGGAATACGAAAAGAACCCTTCTTATGACTTAACTAAAAAAATCTCGCAATGTCATAATATGCAGCTAGCTAAGAAGGTGCAGCTAAACTCTGCATATGGTGCACTAGGAAATCAATGGTTCAGATGGTTCGATCTTAAGTATGCAGAAGCGATTACTAAATCAGGTCAGCTATCAATTCGCTGGATGGAAAATAATATCAATGCATACTTAAATAAACTGTTTAAAACTGAAGGTAAAGATTATGTCCTTGCTTGCGATACAGACTCGATGTACATTACTCTTGACAAACTGGTTGACGAAGTGTTTAAAGAACGAGCTAATCCTGAAAGCGACGATTACGACATTACCAAGATCGTCGATTTCCTCGACACTGCTGCTCAAAAGAAGCTGGAACCTTTTATTGATAAAAATTATCAGGATCTTGCTACGTATGTAAATGCATATGACCAGAAGATGGTGATGAAGCGAGAGATTATATCTGATAAGGCTATCTGGACGGCTAAAAAGCGCTACATTATGAATGTGTATGATAATGAGGGTGTGCGATATGAGAAGCCAAAGCTAAAGATGATGGGAATTGAGGCAGTACGATCATCGACTCCTTCCTCATGCCGTGATAATATTAAGAGAGCCCTTGATGTTATTATGAATAAAGACGAGAAAGCAACAATCGAATTTATTGAGCAGTTTAAAGAAGAGTTTAAGTCTCTACCGTTTGAAGAAGTAGCATTTCCAAGAGGGTGCAAAGGGCTCTCTAAGTATAGAGATGCTGCTAGTATCTATAGGAAAGGTTCGCCTATTCATGTTCGTGGAGCGCTAGTATTTAATAAATTATTGCAAGACTATAAACTTGATATGAATTATGAACCGGTGCAGGAAGGTGATAAGATTAAGTTCTGCTATTTGAAGTTACCTAATCCTGCTCGAGAGAATGTTATTGCTGTGTCTAATACGTTGCCTCGAAAACTAGGCCTGGACAAATATATTGATTACGATAAACAGTTTGAGAAGGCGTTTCTAGAACCAATTAAAACTATCCTCGATGCTGTCGGATGGGAGTTCGAGAAGAGAGCATCGTTAGAGGATTTCTGGAGCTAATATGGCTGATTTCGATTTTGACTTTGGGTTTTCTGCAGTAACAGAAGATGAGCTTGAAGTCGTACAACGTGCTGCTAAAGAGGTAGAGAGTGTCCAAGGCAGTACAGAAAAGCTTGAATCTAAGCTGAATACACTCTATAATATGGTGACACCTTTGCTAAACAACTTGGCAGCGAACCCTGAAAAGGATTATATTTACTGGCCTAATCGTTTAGATAAGATTGAGCAATTTCGTGATAAAATAGATGAGGTTTATAAGTCATGACCGACTTTTTTCGTAATTTAGTAGAAGATCTTAAAGATCAAGATACTGTTATCGCTGCTGATGGTACCGGGTCAGCTGAGTTTACTGGGACTATTAATACCGGTTCGTATATTTTGAATGCTGCATTATCAGGCAGTTTATATGGAGGCGTACCTAATAACAAGATTACTGCATTTGCAGGTGAATCAGCAACAGGTAAAACGTTCTTTGTGTTAGGTATCGTACAACAGTTTCTAGCTGATAATCCTGATGCCGGTGTAGTATACTATGATACTGAGGCAGCTGTAACAAAAGAAATGATGGAAGCACGAGGTATTGATACACGTCGAGTAATTATAGCCGAGCCTGATACTATTCAGAAGTTCCGTCATCATGCTCTCAAAGTGATTGAGACGTATGAGCAGACATCTTTTGACAAGCGTCCTCCTATGATGATGGTACTGGACTCATTAGGTCTATTATCAACTACTAAAGAAATGGAAGATACTACTCAGGGTAGTGAGACCCGTGACATGACTAAAGCACAGGTCATTAAAGCTACATTTCGTGTGCTAACATTGAAGCTTGCAAAGGCTCGTATTCCAATGCTGGTAACTAATCATGTATATGACGTGGTTGGTTCTTATGTACCGATGAAAGAGATAGGCGGCGGTACAGGTCTAAAGTATGCTGCGTCTACGATTGCCATGCTTACTAAAAAGAAAGAGAAAGATGGTACTGATATTATTGGTAACTTGATTAAAGTCAAGATGTATAAGTCTCGCTTATCGAAAGAGAATCAGGATGTAACTGTTCGATTAGACTATACGAAAGGCCTTGACAAGTACTATGGTCTGCTTGAACTAGCAGAGAAGTATGGTATTATCAAGAAAGTATCTACGCGGTATGAATTGCCTGATGGTACTAAGGTCTTTGGTAAATCAATTAATAGCGATCCTGAAAAGTATTTTACCGATGATATTATGGCCCAGCTCGAAGATGCGGCTCGAAAAGAGTTTATGTATGGAGCTGACGAAGTACAAGAAGAGGTAACGACTCTTGACGATTGACAGATTAATCCTGTCAAACCTTGTCCATAATGAAGACTATGCACGCAAAGTAATTCCATTCTGTGACAAGGAATACTTTCAGGATAGAAACGAGCGCGTCATCTATGATCTAATAGATGATTACATTAAACAATATAATGCAAGACCGACTAAAGAGGCGCTTGCGATCGATTTAGATCAGCGTGGCGATATTGGTGATGATCAATATAAAGAGATCACTAATATTATCACTTCACTTGAAACTGATTCAAGTACTGATCTTGACTGGCTTCTAGATCAAACGGAGCAGTTTTGCCAGGAGAAGGCTGTATATAATGCGATTATGCAATCTATTCAAATCTTGGATGGTAAGAATGGAGAGCATAGTAAAGGTGCCATACCAGAAATCCTCTCAGATGCGTTATCTGTATCTTTCGATACTCACATTGGTCATGACTTTATCGAAGATGCAGAGGCACGTTTTGACTTCTATCGACAAAAAGAAGTTCGCATTCCGTTTGATCTAGACCTTTTTAACTCCATTACCGGCGGAGGCTTGAAGCAAAAGACATTGAATATTGCACTAGCAGGTACAGGTGTAGGCAAGTCATTATTCATGTGTCATTGTGCAGCTAATAACTTAATGCACGGATACAATGTCTTATATATTACTATGGAAATGGCTGAAGAGAAGATTGCTGAACGTATTGATGCTAATCTTCTGAACGTCACATTAGATGAGTTAAAGATACTGCCTAAAGAAGCATATGATAAGAAGATGTCTAGAGTATCTAATAAGACAACAGGTAAGCTTATCATTAAGGAGTATCCAACAGCTGCAGCTGGTTCAGGCCATTTCAGGCATCTTATTAATGAGCTTAAGTTAAAAAAGTCATTTAAGCCAGATATTATATACATAGACTATTTGAATATCTGCATGTCAGCAAGGATTAGACATGGCGCAAATGTCAACTCTTATACCTATGTTAAAGCGATTGCCGAAGAGCTTCGTGGACTCGCAGTTGAGTTCGGCGTGCCAATCGTGTCAGCTACACAGACTACGAGAACAGGATTCACGTCCTCAGATGTCGGGCTTGAGGACACATCTGAATCGTTTGGGCTGCCGGCGACAGCCGATCTTATGTTCGCTCTTATCTCTACTGAGGAGTTAGAAGATCTAGGTCAGCTGATGGTCAAACAGCTTAAATCTAGATATGGCGATCCTAATATGAATAAGCGCTTTGTCATCGGTGTGGATCGTGCAAAGATGAAACTATATGATGTAGAACAAGCCGCTCAGGAGGATGTATTAGACGGGCCTGTGCTAGATCAAGCCTCTAATCTTAAAGAAGCTTTTAAAAACTTCGTGTAACTTCTTCATTTACTTACGAATAGGGATTGTGCAAAAACACTTGCACGATCCCGTTCGCGTGCCTATAATGTATATAAGAAATGAGGAAATATATTATGAAAGATGAAATTTTAGAGACTATCGCAGAATTACAGTCACGTATTGAGCGTGAGATTGAGTGGAAATTGACGGACGTCATGACTACTAAAGAGGCGCATTCTATTTTGAATCCTGTAACGTTTGCGCTAGATCAAGTTCAGCAGCGTGTAGAGGAGCTTGCAGAATGAATATTGTAAGTGCATGGGGTAGCGATCCTCAGTTAAATAAGCTTGCCGAAGACGTTGTAAACTTCTGCATCGAAAAGCTCATGCCTAAAATGAAGACGCTAGATATTTGTATTGAAATGTCTGACGATATTGACGTGAAGGGATATTGCATGGCTGTTGATAAGCGTGAGTTTGTGATTGAAGTAGACTCAACCTTAGAAGTGTCAGAGCTTGTAGAAACCGTTTGCCATGAAATGGTGCATGTCAAGCAGTACGCACGAGGTGAATTAGCCATCGACGGCAAGCAGCAGTACAAGACAATGGAAGAGTACATGGACTTGTGGTACGAGAAAGAGGCGTACGCCCTTGAAGGCGAGCTAGCGATTCAGTTTTTAGAGAGGATTGAAGCATGATCACGGTAGAAGAAGCAATTCAAGAAGCTAAGATAATGGCTTTCGGAGAGTCAGAAGAGCGTATAATTCAACTGGCAAGTAAGCTTGCAAAAGTTCCTGTGAAAAAAGTAAAAAAAATAGTTGCACTTAAAAAGGTTTGTGACGATAATATTATTATGATGAGAGGAGAAATAGTATGAGCTACTTTAAGAACGAAGCGCTAGATATGCTAGCTGATATTAACCTTAGCGATTCTGACTTTGTCGCTAAGTATGGGACTGATAAGCCTGTAGAGGCGAGTGAGCCGGATCCGACTCCTGTTCTGCCTTCTATTGATGATGAGGTCCCGTTTTGATGAGTAATCAAAGAGGTGGTACCTGGAAACCTGCTAGTATGAAGGACGGTGGCGCGTCTGAGCGTATGCTGTATGACTTCTTTAAGACAGCTTCAGCTCTTCTTGCCGATCAAGGTAAAGATGATGAAGCGTTTTACTTTGAGCAAGTAGTTGATTATATGTCAGAAGGCGGCCGTATCAGTTCCGATAGCCGTACTGTAGCTCGGATCTTAGGCTTATAAATATCATAGCTAACGATTTAGGAGTTAACTATGATGTCCTTCAATCAATTTCTCGTCGAGCGGGCGTGGACTGCCCTAGAGCGCTCAGATTTAACCAAGCGTGGCGGCGGGAGACTTATCACCTTCAAAGAGAAAATCGACGACGGCGAAGAGTTTGCTACAACAAAGGGATTAGTAGTGCTCAATAAAAGTCAAGTCGTCGATGGCCAAACTCTCAATAGTCAACAGCTGGTAGACTATATTCGCAATACAACTGGTGCTAAATTTACTGCCATTGGTAAGGTCAAGGGTAGAGAAGTTGAAGTCGAGTTTCCCAGTCAATTCTTTAAAACGGGCGATTTCGGTGGCCGCGGTAAAGGCGGCGGAACGGTTGCAGAAGATCGTGCATTAACTAAATTCCGTAAAGTCATGCAAGATCAGATGGAAGAAGATGGCACGCCGTTCTTGAAGATTGAGATTGGTGGCCGCACAGTAGAGGCTGCTGATATTGTAAAGACAAAGAATGAAGGACCTCAACGTTCAAGTCGCGACCCTAAATCAGATTTCTCGTTAATTGATATCAATGGAACTCCTGTAGGGTTTATATCGCATAAAGATGGTGAGAGAGCTGACTCATTCCAGCAGTATGGTGGTGTGACGGATAAGGACATTTATAACGTCATTAAAGATAGTGCAGAGTTTCAGCAGTTTGTGGCTGACCTTAAAAGCGCCTATCCAGACGGCTTACCCCGTAGAACAACTCTAGCAAGACCTGTTAAAGATAAAGATGTCGCTCGCAAGGTCATCTACGGCTATAAGTTTAAAACATCTGGAGATCGCGGCATAAATAATGTAGATGAGTTTCATCAAGGAACAATGAAACTGACAAAGGTGAGAGGCGAACTGTATAAGATTGATTCTCATCACAAAGAAACTCATCCGGCTATTCCAACAGGAGAATATTCTCCAATCTATCAAGCTCGTTATGATTCAGGTAGGGGCAACCTGGGTGTGAAAAATTCACGCATAGGAGTCTTTGCGAAAGCGAAAGGTGGACAAGCATTTTGAGATCATTTAACTCCTTTTTAGCAGAAGAAACTAATGCTCATATGGAGCACATTGAAGATAATGTGCTTAATCTAGGAGTAGATGGTGCACGTCAATCTATTAACTTTTTACGTTCTTTGCGTGATATGCTTGCTGGCAATGCTTCATCTGGTGTCAATGTTACAGTTAAGTGGGATGGCGCTCCTGCTGTGTTTGCCGGTATTGATCCCGAAGATGGAAAGTTTTTTGTTGCAAAGAAATCAATTTTTAACGCAACGCCGAAAGTCTATAAAACAGTAGATGAAGTTAAGGCAGACACGTCTGGCGACTTGCAGGCAAAAATGCTGGCGGCTTTAGAGCACTTCCCTAAGTTAGGTATCAAAGGTATTATCCAAGGAGACTTCCTCTATGCTAAGGAAGATTTGGAAACCACTACTATTGATGGGGAGACATATCTTACATTTCACCCTAATACTATTCTCTATGCTGTGCCTACTGACAGCGATCTTGCTCGCAAGATTCGAGGGAGCAAGATTGGTGTGGTGTGGCACACATCTTACGAAGGTGACTCTCTATCTACCATCAAAGCAAAGTTTGGAGTATCTATCGCACCCGGACTTAAGCAGCATCGAGACGTGTGGTTCGATGACGCTGATTTTAAAGATGTAACAGGAAAAGCAACGTTTACGGAGAAAGAAACGAATGAAGTCACTAGGCATCTTAGTATGGCTGGGAAAACTTTACGCCAAGTACCAAGTGCTGCGCTTAAAGATCTTAGCGAAAATGATGAGCTACTTACTCGCGTTAAAGCGCACTTTAACTCCAAAATCAAAGCAAGACAAAAAATCGTAAATCCTCAGGCTCACGTCAAAGATCTAGCTGATTACGTATATAACTATTATAATACAAAAGCGCAGAAGCTTAAGACCGAGCGAGGACGTACAAAAGCAAATGAAAAGACTAAACTGATGATGAAGTTTTTTCAAAAATATGATGCACGGTCGCTGGCTAACATCTTTGAGCTGATGAATCACATTATTGCAGCAAAAGAGAAGATTATTAGTAAGCTGAATAGTGTAGATGGTATGCGTACGTTCTTAAGAACAGCTAATGGATTCAAAGTTACTGGTCAAGAAGGCTTTGTAGCAATCGATCATTTAGGTAAAAATACTTTAAAACTTGTTGACCGTATTGAGTTCAGTTATGCGAACTTTAGCTCTGAAATCGTCAAGGGCTGGCAACGCTAAATACTTCCGTAGTTAGGCTACGGCAATCCTACAGTCAGTAAGTCCAAGGAAAACCTGGCAGGTGTTAGAAATGAAAATAATTAATGAGCCCAGTAAGGGTAGCTCTATCGTTCCTGACGATAAGCGGAAGAAAAAGTCTAAAACAGAGACCGGGCAGCCGCTCGATCAAATTCTGAATAATCCAAAGCTCAATGAGGCTAAAGGCCAGACTGTTGTCTTTAACTTTGGAAGACTTAATCCTCCTACTATCGGACATCAGAAACTTGTTCGGATAATGCTCGAGGTCGCGCGTAAAGAGCGTGCTACTCCGATGCTGTTTCTCTCCCACAGCGAAGATCCGAAAAAGAATCCTCTCCCCTATAAGGATAAGCTATTTCTTGCTAAAAAAGCTTTTGGTCCAATCGTCCAAGAGTCGCCTGCTGGAACCTTGTTGTTCCAGGCATTGGCAGCAGCCAGTCAAAAATATAGTCACTGTATATGGATCGCCGGTTCAGATAGAATCGATGAATATAACCGTATAGCAAGAGACTATAACGGCAAAGACTTTAATTTCGAATCCATCAAGGTAATGTCTGCCGGTCAGCGAGATCCTGACAGCGAAGGCGCTGAAGGTATGTCTGCATCAAAGATGCGAGCTGCAGTTAAAGCAGGAGACATGGCAGCCTTTAAGAAAGGACTACCCACTAAACTTAAATCCGTCGCAGATCAAGTATTTGAGATGGTTAAGGCAGGTATGAAATTGTCAGAAGAATTACAATTAGACGAGCGCGTACTTGATATCGCCCAACGTCGTAAACGAGCGCTAACTATGCGTCGTTATAAAACTAGAATTGCAAGGGCTCGTAAGATCGCAGCCCGTAAAATGGCAGGTACTGATAAGCTTAAGAAGAGAGCACAGAGAGCAGCCATTAAATTAGTCCGTAAGAGAGTAGCCGGTGATAAAGGTATCGATTACGCTAACTTGTCAACGTCAGATAAGATCCAAATCGACAAGCGTGTTCAAGCACGCAAGTCGTTAATTAATAAGTTAGCCAAGCGCCTGATGCCGGCGGTTAAGAGGGCAGAAATCGAGCGATTGAAGCAACAACGTTCGAAAAAGAATGAGTCATTTGATATAGATCTAATGTTCGAAGCATATATTGCAGAAAGAACATCAACTCCGCAAGATCAAGATATTGCTGATAAAAAAGGAACTCAGCCTGCCCGCTACCACAAAGGCTTAAAACCATCTACTAAATCAGCTCGAGATGCTCACTTTAAGAAGCATGGTAAGAAAGCTGATGATGATCCATCTGCATACAAACCAGCTCCTGGTGATGCATCTGCAGAAACCAAGCCATCTAAATGGACCAAAGAATATCAGAAGATGTATGGTGAAGACTTAGGTGCAGTGAAGCAGAAGCATGAGCGCGAAAAGGATGCGTTAAAGATCAAGCATGCAAGAGAAATCTCGCGCGAAAAAGTCCGTCAGGCTCGTAATGAAGAGTATCAGATAGAAGAGCGAGATTTATTCCAAGCTGTTGACTATATGTTAGAGCGCCTCGAAATGGAATCTACAGTTGAGCCATATGAGCTGTTAGAAGAGAAGGGTAAATCAGCTCTGGCTCAGAAATCAGAAAAATCTGGCATCTCAGTAGGCACGTTACGGAAAGTCTATAATCGAGGAGTAGCAGCCTGGAAGACAGGTCATCGGCCTGGAACTACACCTCAGCAATGGGGATATGCCCGTGTCAATGCATTCATTGCGAAGAAGAAAAAAGGCAAGTTGAATCACGATACAGATCTTGCACACGTTGATTTAGACACTCAATTCGATCAATTCTTCAGAGAAGAAGTAGAGGTCGATGAGGGTGTGATGATGCCTAGCTGGTTGCAGAAACTAGCACTTGCTCCTAAAATGAAAAAAATGGTTCGTATCTATCTGGACTGGCGTAGACAGAATCCAGGGCAGGGCAAAAAGGGTGTTGTGCAAGCAGTGCGTATGATGGGATTAGATCCACAAGCTGCCAATCAGTTGATTGATACTTTAAATGATATGGTTGCTAAAGGGCAAATGCCAAAGCATCTTGCTATAGCAGAAGCGGTTGAGATAGGAGCTGATGCAGCCAAGGCATATGCTAAAGCCACTCCCATGCAAAAATTGCCTGTTGAATTAGCTGTAGACGGCGTGCCACAGAAAGACGGTGTTATTCCTAAACCTGAAGTCACAGAAAAAACGCTGACGCCGGCTGAAAAGAAGAAGCGAGAAGAGATAGCGAGAGCAATCGAGCGTGAGAACCCTAACATGCCGATGGATCAGAAAATGGCTATTGCTACAGCACAAGCAAAGAAAGTAGCAGAAGCTACTGTTCCGACAACAGCTCAGATTCGTATGGCCAGAGCATTAAAGAAGCATGGTGTAGGCAAACATGATGACTTCTATAAGAGTAAAATGAGCCCTGAAAAGCGTAAGGAATATGAGCCAGCTAAACGCCCTCCGCCTGCTCAAGTCAAGAAGCCAGAAGGCAAGCCCTTCCAGTGGTTCAAGACTGGAACACTAAAGAAAGAAAGTATTGATCAGCAGTTCGAAGATTTCATGACTGAGAAATATGATCTGAAAAAGCTAGGCGATAATCCAGGTAAGTTTAAAAGATTAGTCGGTAAGCATTTAGGTGCGAAAGCAGCAGAGAAGATTGATGGCAGCGATGGTACTAAGATCATGGCTAAAGCCAAAAAGTCTGGTGATACTAAACTGTACCGTCAAGGCTCATTTATCAAGAACTTCTACGGTAAAGAAGATACAGCGATAGATGAAGCATTTGAAGCAACTATGATTGATCTTCAATGTGAAGAGTGTGATATCTATTCAGATCTCGTTATTACAGAAGCAGAGTATCAAGGTAAGACAGTTAAACTAAATGACCCGTTTAGAACACCAGGCGGTCCTAAGAAGTTTTCAGTCTATGTTAAGAATGAGAAAGGAAACGTAGTAAAAGTCAACTTCGGTGATCCTAATATGGAGATCAAGAGAGATGACCCAAACCGCCGCAAGTCATTTAGAGCAAGACATAATTGCGATAATCCAGGACCAAAAACTAAGGCACGCTACTGGTCATGCTGGCAGTGGAGAGCTGGTGCAAAGGTAGATAATTAATTTCCTAAATAGGTGTATGATGAGTTTAGAAAGACAATATCGCCAAATGATTCAAGAGCGCTGGCTGAACGAGACAGGGCATGATGACGTCAAGAGTGCGAAAAACCAGGTTAAGATAGCCATGAGTGCATTAGCGAAAATGAATGCTGAGCTGTCTAAATTGAACGATGAAGATTCGCTGCCTACTTGGTGGACAAATAAAGTTGCTATTGCTGTAGATAAACTAGATGGCATGGCAGACTATTTAGATACTCAAGTAGAAGAATACCTAGGTGAAGAGCAGAACTACAAGGTAGAAATTGAAGGCTTTCCCACCATGTTCATGTCTGCGTCAAGCCCAGGTCAGCTGAAGCAACAGTTGAGAAAAATGTTTAGGAATCCAGATGTAGTTCAAGATATTGAGCGCGTCCCAGAATCAGAAATTAAACGTACATTTAGATTAAGAGCACAAGGAAAAGAGGAATCTACCGATGAGTAACTTCGGCGATCATAGCAAAGACCTATTGGAATATGCTGCCAAATTAATGTCAGGCAAGAAGCCATATGTGAAAACAGACGCTGACGGTTCACATGTCGTCGGTTCGAACGGTTCTGTAGCGCGTTCTTTCAAGCGCAAAGATTATGGTGGTAATCATAATAAACTAGCGCATAACTACATGAATAATCATCTATCTGAATTATCTAAAGCTCACATGGAGGCTAAAGACAATTCACATTTAGATTCAATTGATAAGGGCGCTAAGTCATTAACTGCAGTTCGTCCATACGGCCAGGGTAAGAAGCAGTATAAAGCTGCTAATGCTCAAAATGCTCCAGCGTCTATGAAGTCAGAATCAACAGATGCATACGGTAAATCTATGCAAAAGATTGC